TATTCGGCATGACGCACAGCTGAGAGCGTGTTGACGAACGAACGGCAATGCAGATCGTTACCGTATACGCCTGCGTGAGACTATTGTCAAATACCATCGCAGGGCTTCCGCTGCATCTGTACAGATATACAGGTGCCGGTGAGGATAAGGAACGCGCTACCGATCATCCGCTGTATAAAATCTTGTATCGGCAGCCAAATCCCGAAATGAGTTCATTCTCATTCTGGGAAGCGCTGATGTGTCATCTGCTGCTCTGGGGCAACGCCTATGCACAGATCGTCCGTGACGGCAAGAACGGTATCGTCGGTCTGTATCCGCTTCTCCCCGAGAACGTGGAGATCGACCGTGACCCGAAAAGCGGTGACCTGATCTACACCTACCACGCATACACCGATGAAAAGCCCGGTGAGCATGACAAGGATATCATCTTTCAGCGAGATGAGATACTGCACATTCCCGGTCTGGGTTTCAACGGTCTTGTGGGATTTTCACCCATTGCGATGATGAAAAATGCGCTGGGCGCAGCAATGGCGGTGGAGCGTTACGGCAGTGCCTTCTTCAAAAACGGAGCGCAGCCTGCCGGTGTTCTGGAGCACCCCGGTGTGCTGAAAAATCCCGAAAAGATCCGTGAAAACTGGACGAGAGTGTACGGCGGTTCCCGCAATGCGCACCGTATCGCCGTTCTCGAAGAAGGTATGCAGTATAAGCCGATCTCGCTGCCGCCGGAGGATTCACAGTTCCTATCCACCCGTGAATTCGATGTGGAGGAAATATGCCGAATGTTTCAGGTTCCGCCCCATCTGGTACAGGATCTGAAACGCAGCACCTTCAATAACATCGAGCATCAGGGTATCGCATTCGTGCAATATTCGCTTATGCCTTGGATCATCCGCATTGAAAAAGGCATCATCAAAGACCTTCTGCTGGAGGAGGAACAGGATGTATATTTTCCGAAATTCAATGTGGACGGCCTGATGCGCGGCGACTATCAGAGCAGAATGAACGCTTATGCGATCGGTGTCGGCAACGGCTTTATGAGCCCGAATGATGTGCGCAGGCTTGAAAACATGGATCTTATTCCGCACGATCTCGGCGGTGATGATTATTACCTCAACGGCAGTTATAACAAGCTGCAGGATGCAGGTGCCGCATACGACTTGGACGAGCCGGAGCAGACAGATACAGAGGAACAGGACGAAACGGATGAAGAATCGACCGATGACAGATTCCTGCGAAAAAGGCGCAGGAAGAAAGTACGAAACGGAGGGATGTAAATGCCGAAATTCTGGGACTATATTCACGATGACAGCGGCGGCAGAGTGCTCCGCCTGGAGGGACCAATCGACTCGGATTCCTTCTGGGGTGACGAGATCACACCGCAGGATTTCAGAGATGAGCTGTATGCCGAAGACGGCGACCTCACGCTCTGGATCAATTCGCCGGGCGGCAACGTCTTCGCCGCTGCAGAGATCTACACAATGATCCGTGACTATCCGCACAATGTCACTGTGCGCATCGCAAGCATCGCTGCATCGGCGGCATCTGTGATCGCAATGGCGGGCAATACTGTCCAGATGTCTCCCACCGCTCTTCTCATGATCCATGACCCATCTACCATTGCTTTCGGCAATGCCAAGGACATGGAAAAAGCCATTGCTACGCTGAACGAGGTCAAGGAGAGCATCATCAACGCATATGCGGCAAAAACCGGACTCAGCAGAAACCGCATCAGCAAGCTCATGTCCGATGAGACATGGATCAATGCGAAAAAGGCGGTCGAGCTGGGCTTTGCAGATGAGATTCTGTTCGATGAAAAGCCCGAGCCGGACAAGAAGGATGATGAGCCTGACGATCCGGACGAGCCTGATAAGCCCGATCAGGAAGGCGGTGACGATGAGGGCGATGAAAAGAAAGAGACCGAAAAGAAGCCGTTCAAGCTGGACACCGGCGATGCCCTTTGGGAGTACAGTACCCGTGTCATGGGGCAGACCATTCTGGGAAAGATCACCGCTTCCGCAGCACCCGAAGGCACAGAGCCGCCCGATGACGGCAAGGCAGATGATGCACAGAAACCTTCCGAGGAAGGGCTGACCGCACCGACAGTTACAGTGCCGGATATGCCTGTGATTGGTATGGACGGTAAAACCACAGACGGCTCTATGCCGTATGAAATTCTGAAACAGCAGCTTGCTTTTCTGAGATAAGCAGGCTGTATTTTTATGCTACACCGGATTTTATCCGGAGACATGGAGAAAAGATATGAGCAAGATCATGGAACTTCGCAGTAAGCGTAATACCCTGTGGGAGCAGACAAAGAACTTCCTCGAAAAGCACCGTGGTGAGAACGGTCTCGTGGAGGCTTCCGCAGTGGAGCAGTACAACAAAATGGCCGGTGAGGTGCAGGCTCTCGGCGCAGAAATCGAGCGTCTCGAGCAGCAGGCAGCCCTCGATGCGGCGCTTTCCGCGCCGACCAGCAAGCCCGTCACCAATGCTCCCGGCACAAAGAATACACCGCCCACCAACCCGACCGTAACCGACGAGTACAAGTCCGCCTTCTGGGATATGATCCGCAACAAGGGCGATCAGCTTGCAGTCCGCAACGCGCTCTCTGTCGGTGAGGACACCGAGGGCGGCTACACTGTGCCTGACGAATTCGAGCGCAGACTGATTCAGGCACTTGAGGAGAACAACATCTTCCGCCAGATGGCAACGGTCATCAAGACCAATTCCGGCACCCGCAAGATCCCTATTGCGAACGATACAATGGAGGCGCAGTGGATCGATGAGGGTGAGGAGATCCCGGAGACTGACACCAGATTCGGTCAGACCACTCTCTCCGCATACAAGCTCGGCACGATGATCAAGATCAGCAACGAGCTGCTGCATGACTCCGCCTTTGACCTGGCTTCCTATATCGCTTCCCGTTTCGGTGTGTGCATGGGCAACGCCGAGGAGCGCGCCTTCTTTACCGGTGACGGCGATAAGAAGCCCCTGGGCATCCTGGCGGATGTGGGCGGCGCCGAGCTGGGTGTGACCGCTGCGGAGGAGGAACTCGTCACCTTTGATGAGATCTTCGACCTCTACTACAGCCTCAAGAGCCCCTATCGCCGCTCTGCGCAGTTCGTCTGTAACGAGACCCTGCTCCTGCAGCTGATGAAGCTGAAGGACAAGAACGACAACTATATCTGGAAGCCCTCCCTGGATGTCGCCAAGCCCGACACAATCCTGGGCCGCCCGATCCGCACCAGCTCCTTCATGCCCGGCATCGCGGCCGGCGAGAAGGTCCTGCTGTTCGGCGATCTCAAGAACTACTGGGTCGCTGACCGTCAGAACCGCACCTTCCGCCGTCTGAACGAGCTGTATGCCCGCACCGACCAGGTGGGCTTCCTGACCACCCAGCGTGTGGACGGCCGCCTGATCCTGCCCGAGTCCGTGAAGGTGCTCAAGATGGCCGGCACCAAGGCCGCCGCGCCTGCTGCCGAACCCGAAGAGCCCAACGGCTGATCGTAAACCGCAGGGAGCCCGGAGGTTAAGGGGAAGTTCCTCTTCCTCCGGCTTCCCAGCCATGAGAGGAGGATTTCGAGATGAGCCTGATTGCGCTGGATGAAGCGAAAACCTATCTCCGTGTGGACAGCGGGATGGGAATGACCTGATCGGAAGCCTCCTCCTGACTGCGGAAAAG